GGCGCGACGGGGGCGGGGGAGGGGCTGTCGAGGCGGCTGTCGATGGGGGGTGCTGCTCAGCTTTGCAAAAAGTAACTTTTGACTGTCCTTAACAGTGCAAAAAGTAAGCTATAAGTATCCAAGTGGATACAAAATGCAACACTTTATACGCTATCAAACTGCCCGCAAAGCCGCATAACGCCTGCAAATTGTACAAAAAGTGATCAATATAGGAAATAGTACGGGCCGTAACGCTCTGCATGGGCCGCTACGCTACTAATTGGACCACTGCATGGGCCGTTATGCTACCTATTTCCGCTTTAGCTATTGACTTTTGCCTAAAAGTATGATAAAATATATGGTATTCTTTAGCTATACAGGTCCACAGCGGCTCCAGCTACAGCCTAACGACAACTGCTGACAACAACAACACAGCCGAAAGGCCTTACGACTACAGCCGACAACCACTGACCACCTGTATAGGTAGCGTAATGTAGCTTTACGTAGCATAACGTAACGTAACTTAAACACTCAAACAAGGAATTTGTGTATGAGTGAAGATGTGAGACAAGGTGCCGTAGGGCGGTCACAGGCGACCGCAGGGCGCCCCTCTAAAAAAGCACTCCAATCGACAAAAGACCTTAGTAAGCGGCAGCAAGCCGCAGCATTAAAAGAGTTTAGGGCACGTTTGTTGTTAAACCCCAAATCCCCTAAGCTCATTGAGAAGTTGTTTGATATTGCTTTTGATGATGAGCATAAACAGCAAGCAGTAGCAATGAAACTATTGGCGGATCGCCTTATGCCCGTAGCGGGATTTACGTCAGATGGTAAGCAGCAAGCTCAAGTGTCAATTAACATTAGTGGTATTGGCGCTCCGCATAGCTCTGTTACGATTGATGGAAATGCTGAAGGTGTCGAAGAGGCTGAATACAGTGAATAGTTTGTTAGCAAAGCGTGTCGAAGAAACCGCTAAGCACTACGGCTACACTGAGCCGCTTGAGTCTGGTATGATTCATCTTATTGAAGAAGAGGGCTTTGTGCCAGAAGTGTATGAGGATGATGTTGGTGTAAAGACCGAAGGGGTTGGCGCTACGGCAGAGAATATGGGGAAGTGCTTCTTTACGGAAATCTACCCGAAGTATGTTGCTAGGGCCGCAGAGCGTGTGCAAGGCTATCACGGCCTACCCGAAGAGCTACGTAACGCCATCCTCTCAGCAGTGTACCGTGGCGACCTAGGCCCTAAGACCGCTGCGCTGCTCTCTGAGGGCCGCTATGCAGCAGCAGCAGAAGAGTACCTTGACCACGCAGAGTACCGCAGACGTAAAGCAGCAAACCCTGACGATGGTGTTGTGAAGCGTATGGAGCGTAACGCAGCCGCTATGGCAGCAGGAGGCGACAATCGCTAACATAGACCTATCGCTTATACCGTGGCAGCAAGAAGTCTATGAAGACTCTAGCCGCTTTAAGGTTGTAGCTGCTGGACGACGCTGCGGCAAGAGCCATCTCGCTGCCATATCGTTGATTGTATCAGCGCTTAACGGTCAGCCGGGAAAGGTGTTTTACGTTGCACCAACGCAGGGCATGGCACGTGACATCCTGTGGGAGAAGATATTTGAGTTAGCTGGAGAGATTGTCGAGAACAGCAATATTAACAATCTAACCATCACGCTCGCTGGCGGCAACACCATATACTTAAAGGGTGCTGACCGCCCCGACACCCTACGGGGTGTGTCCTTAAAGTATTTGGTTATGGACGAGTTGGCGTTCATGAAGCAAGACGTATGGGAAGCTATCCTACGTCCAGCGCTCTCAGACCTTAAAGGCAAAGCGCTGTTCATCGGAACGCCTGAAGGCCGCAACCACTTTTACGATATGTGGATGGGAGGCTACTCCGGGGCGTGGGACGATTGGTCTGCGTGGCAGTTTACGTCACGGGACAATCCGTTCCTTGACAGTAAAGAGATTGACCATGCGGAGGCTACGCTGCCCCGCTGGGCTTTCAACCAAGAGTATATGGCTAGCTTTGACGCTCAGGGCAGTGAGTTCTTTAACGCTGATGAGTTTATGTATTATGACGAAAAGCCAAAAGACTTGCCGGGAGACTATTACATTGCAGTTGACTTGGCTGGCTTTGAGAGTGATAGAGGGAACAAAACGAAGCGCCGAGACAATAGTGCCATTGCTGTGGTGTTTGTAGACGAGAATGGCGTATGGTGGGTTGAGGATATACAGTTTGGGCGTTGGACGCTCGACGAGACCGCAGAGCGCATTTTTAAGGCCGTTGAGCAGTACAGGCCACCCTCTGTAGGGGTCGAGAAGGGAATTGCTCAGCAGGCCGTTATGGGACCTCTCAGCGACCTTATGCGACGTACGGCACGTGTGTTCCGTGTTGAGTTGCTGAGCCACGGCAATCAAAAGAAGCAAGACCGTATTCTGTGGGCACTACAGGGCCGCTTAGAGCATAAGCGTATTCGCTTTAAGCATGGCGCTTGGAACACTGCGCTAGTTGATGAGGCTTCAGCGTTCCCGTCACAGCTAGTACATGACGACTTGCTTGACGCTTTGAGCTATGTAGATCAAATGGCTGTAGTGCCGTACATGGCTAACTTAGATGTTGATGACGAATACGAACCGTATGACGCCGTAGCGGGTTACTAGTTTGGGCCGTAACGCTTAAACCAAAAGGGACACATAATGAAAGAAGCTATCTTTATGCAAGACACTACGTTCGGCACGGAGCAAGACCTTGCCGAATGGGTGGTGAGTCGTTGCAATACGTGGCGTGACTTTTACGAAAGCAACTACGCTGAGCGTCACGAAGAGTATATGCGTATCTATCGTAGCCAATGGTCTGCTGAAGATGTGGAGCGTAGCTCTGAGCGCTCGAAGCTTATTGCCCCTGCTACGGCTCAAGCAGTAGAGTCTAACGTTGCGGAAGTCGAAGAGGCTACGTTTGGACGCGGGAAACTCTTCGACATCAAAGACGACTTCAACGATCAAGACCCTCGCGACATTGCCTACCTGCGCACTAAGCTGCATGAAGACTTTAGCTTGGCTCGTATCCGTTCCTCTGTAGCCGAAGTGTTGGTTAATGCTGCTGTGTTTGGCACTGGCATTGGCGAAGTGGTTGTAGAGGAAATGAAGGAGTATAAGCCTGCTACGCGTCCGTTGATGGATGGCGATATGCAAGAGGTGGGCGTTAATGAAGTGTATCGTCCTATCGTCAAGCTAAACCCCGTACAGCCTCGCAACTTCCTCATCGACCCAAACGCTACGTGCATTGACAATGCGCTTGGCTGCGCTATTGATGAGTTTGTGTCTAAGCATATTGTTGACGAACTGCAAGAGTCTGGTGTGTACCGTGACGACGTGTACGTAGGCACTGCGCCCGCAGACGAAGAGATTGAACCCGACCCGTACATTGACTCCGTAGCGCAAGACCGCGTACGCCTAACCAAATACTATGGCAAAGTGCCCCGTGATCTGCTGTTGGCTGAAGGCGTGTCGGAAGACGAGATTGCAGAGAAAGGTAGCTACGTTGAGGCTGTAGTTGTTATTGCTAATGAGGGTACGCTGCTGAAAGCTATCCCGTCCCCGTATATGTGCCAAGATCGCCCTGTCGTAGCGTTCCAATGGGATATTGTACCTAGTATGTTTTGGGGTCGTGGTGTATGCGAAAAAGCTTATATGTCACAAAAAGCGCTAGACGCCGAGCTACGGGCACGCATCGACGCCCTCGCCCTTACTACGCACCCCATGATGGCCGTGGACGCAACGCGTATCCCGCGTGGTCACAAGCTTGAAGTACGGCCTGGTCGTATGCTGCTGACGAACGGCTCGCCGTCTGAAGCGCTGCTGCCGTTTAAGTTTGGACAGTTAGACCAGATAACCTTTGCGCAAGGCGCACAGCTACAGCAGATGGTTAGCCAAGCGACAGGCGCAGCGGAAGCTAACGCTGGTATGGTGCAGAATGACGTCACTGCTGCTGGTATGTCCATGACGCAAGGCGCTATTGTCAAGCGTCAGAAGCGTACGCTAGTTAACTTCCAAGAAAACTTCTTGATTCCGTTTGTGCGCAAAGCAGCGCACCGCTACATGCAGTTTGATCCTGAGAACTATCCTGTTCGGGATTACAAGTTTGTGCCCTTCAGCTCCCTTGGCGCCATGGCCCGTGAGTATGAAGTGTCGCAACTTGCTCAAATCCTGCAAGTAGTTCCGCCTGAGTCGCCTGCACACGGTGTTATCATCAAAGGCATTATCGACCACCTTAACGTCACCAATCGTGACGAGCTTATTGCTGCCATTGAGGCTGGCAATCAACCTAACCCAGAAGCTCAGCAAATGGCTATGGCGCAGCAGCAAGCGCAAATGGCTGTGCTACAAGGACAAGTACAGCTCCTGCAAGCACAGGCCGCAGAGTCTCAGTCGCGTGCTAACAAGTACAATACGGAAACGCAGCTTGCACCCACGGAGCTTACGCTTAAGTACAGCGACCAGAACAACGACGGCGTAGCAGACAAAGACTTTGAGCGTCGTGTTAAGATGGCGGAGCTGCTGCTTAAAGAGCAAGAGCTTCGTGTTAAGCAAACCAATGAAACAGAAATGGCCAAAGCGCGAGCAGAGGCTGAACTGATTCGACAACTGTCTGCCGCTGGCGGGCCGAAACAACCTCAAGGAGTTGAACAATGAAACCCTGTGCATCCTGTCCGTCCCCCGCTAAGTGCAAGAAGGCCGGTAAGTGCTTGAAGCGTGCTGGCGCAGCAGCTAGCACGAAAGCTAAGCGTACGTCGCGGAGCATGAAGCGTAATGCCTATTAATAAAGTGCAAGGCGGCTATCGCTGGGGCAAGTCAGGGAAGGTGTATAAGACGCGTAAGGAAGCAGAAAAGCAAGCCGCTGCTGCGTATGCGTCTGGATACAAACCAAAGAGGAAGCGTAATGCCAAATAAACGTACGCCCGCCAAGGGCAAGGCAAAGGTCAAAGTAACCGCTAGCGGCAAGAAAGTGTCGTATGGGCAGGCGGGACAGGCTAAAGGCGGAGGGCCGCGTGTACGCCCAGGTACGTCCAAAGGCGACGCCTACTGTGCCCGTAGCGCCGGACAAATGCGTGATTACCCTAACGCAGCCAAAGACCCTAACAGTCCGCTACGCCTTAGCCGCAAGCGCTGGAAGTGCAGCGGTACAAAGAGTAAGAAATAGGGCTTGACTTTTGCGTCAAAATGTGATAAAATATAAGGAATATTTAAGGAGGCTGAAATGCCAACCAAGCTAGAACAAGCACAAGCTAAGCGAGTAAAACGTGTTCGTAGTCAGTCTCCTCGACGGGCTGTGTCTAAAACTGAAGTGGAACGCCGTGCTAAAAACCCTGACTTAGTAAAAGAACAGCGTGAAATTGAGCGCCGCACCAATAAGCGTATGGCAGAGCGCTATCAAAAAGATGCAGCACGGGCTATGCTCAAAGACGCAGAAATTAAAAAGGCCGCTAAAGCGGCTGCTACTGCGGCTTCTAAGCGTGCTCTTAGCGGTGCAGGCCGAGCAGCTCCTTTAATTGGTGCTGTTGCAGCAGGTGCTAAAGCTGTTAAAGATGTTGTTGAGCCGCGTGCGGCTAAGGCAAAAGCAGAGCGTGAAAGCTACAATAAACGCGCTAGCACCAGCCAAACTAAAGCTTCTCGTGGTGTGCGCAGTGCAACTTCTGGGCAACGAATGGAGCGTTTACAAGAAAGAAGCAATACTGTTAAAACTAAAAAACGTTAGCAATACACTCATGGCCTCACGGAGACAACCATGTCGCTAGTAACACAACAAAAGTTTGATGAATTAGTTAAGAACACTACGTCCTATCTTCAAGACATCTTTAAGCGCCTTGACGTCATTGAGGAAAAAGTAGATAAGCTTATGTCTGCTCCTCAGCCTACGCGACGCACCGCTAAGGAGAAGGTAGATGAATAGTGAAGATCAGCGGTTTTTTGATGATTGTCGTAGCTTGTTCCTTACGGACGGCTGGAAGCATTTCCAGAACGAGATTAACGTAGCACTACAATCCTTAAACCTTGGCGCCATTAATTCTTCTGAAGAGTTTTGGAAAGCTAAAGGTAAGTTTGAAACGCTGTTGCAGGTCGCCGGTTGGGAAAACGCTGTGCTAGCCGCAGAGCAACAATCGGAAGATTCGGAATAAACATGCGTAAAATTTGGGATGTGCAGTGTGAAAGCTGCTCAACAGTAACGGAAGTGTTTGGTAGGGATAGCGACTCGTTCCGGTGCGGAGCCTGCGGTAAACCTGCCAAGCGCATCATCAGCCCCGTTCGTTGCAAACTTGAAGGTTATTCGGGGAGTTTCCCCGG